GTACTTATACAAAAGATATAATACATGGGTATTAAATTTCAATCACCGATAGATCTTTCGGCACATAGAGCTATACGTCATAGCGATACAGCCCAGACTTTAGAAGTTAAAGTTGTAACTAAAACTGCTGCACATCCAGAACATGGTAATGGTAGTAGTAATGGCTATACTATAGACGGTATTGAAGGAGCATATCTTGAATTTACACCCGGTAATACATATAAGTTTGATCAATCTGATAACTCAAATAGTGGACATCCATTATTATTTTATGAAGATGCCGCTAAAACAACAGCATATACAACAGGTGTAACAAATAATCATGGTTCAACAGCACCTGGTAACTCTGGATCATATACACAGATTATACCAACTACATCAACTCCTCCTGTATTATTTTACCAATGTAGCAATCATGGTCTTATGGGTAGCTATGTTAAATTTGGTACAGGCACAATAGGCGATACATATTCTATAAATGCCACACAAGATGGTGATCATGTAGATTTAAATTTAGATGCTGCAAGTGGCACAGATTCAACTGTACAACTAAATGCTGGTAGTAATATAACTCTTACTAGAGATAATGCTAATCAAGTTACAATAGCATCTACCGCATCTGGTGATACTTACGATTTAAATGCAACACAAGATGGTTCAAATGTAGATATAAATCTAACATCTGGATCTGGAAGTGATAATTCTACCGTTCAATTAACTGCTGGATCAAATGTAACTCTAACAAGAAATGGTGCTCAAGAAGTTACTATAGCTGCATCAGGTGGTTCACAAGGCATAACAATACAAGAAGAAGGAAGTGCTTTATCTACACTAGCTACAACTTTAAATTTTACAGGTACAGGAGTAACCGCCTCAGGTACAGGAGCAACAAAAACAATTAATGTTACTGGTGGTAGTGGTAGTGGAACTGTAACTATAGAAAAAGATGTACATACTGGTAATGGTTCAACTACTACATTTAATACTAGTTCAGCTATTGCTAATGAAAATAATGTACAAATTTATATAGATGGTGTATATCAATCTAAAGATAATTATACAACAAATGGTAGTACAGTTACAATGGCAACTGCTCCTGGTAATGGTACATCTGTAGAACTTATTCAATTTGTAGCTATAAGTGGGAATGTAGTAGCGGTTGATAATTTTACAGGTAATGGTTCAACTACAGCCTTTAGTCTTACTTTATCTGTTTCTAATAAAAACAATACTCAAGTATATATAGATGGAGTATATCAAGATAAATCTACATATACAATTAGTGGTACTACTTTAACATTTTCTCCAGCGCCAGGTAATGGTGCTAAAATAGAAGTTGTTCATATAAAAGCTTCATCGTCAGGATCTGGAATTAGCTGGGACTCAAGTATTCAAACCGCTAATTTTACAGCTACAGCTGGTGAAGGTTATTTTGTAAATACAGCAGGAGGAGCTATAACGGTAACTTTACCTGCATCTCCATCATTAGGAAATGAAGTTTCAATTGTAGATTATACAGGAACATTTGCAACTAATAACTTAACCATTAACCCTAATGGTAATAAAATAAGAGGAGGAACTGTTAATAAACTATTAAATGCAAATAATAAAGCGATAACATTAGTATTTACAGATTCAACTGAAGGTTGGGTTATAGCTTCTGCTGCATCCGATGACGATTTAGCTGCTTCTCCTTATAGTATAGACGCTTTAATTGTTGCAGGTGGTGGTGGTGCTGCGCAAGGTGCAGGTAATGGAGGCGGAGGTGCTGGTGGTTTATTAGCAGGTACAATTGCTAATCAAATTTCTGGTGTACAATATACTATAACTATTGGTGCTGGAGGTGCTATTGCAAATAGTGGTTATCATACAGCAGGTAATGATGGTAGTAATTCTTCAATTGCCATAGCAGGCGGAGCAACTCATACTTCAAACGGTGGTGGTAGAGGTGGTGCTGGTACTAGCACACCAACCGCAAATGCTGGTGGTTCTGGCGGCGGTGGCGGTGGTGCTAATATAAATGGTACAAACACAAATGGGGGAGCTAGTAATCAAGGAAACTCTTCACCTTTAACCGGTCATGGTAATGCTGGTGGCAACGGTGGTGGATCAAATGATTATATAGGTGCAGGAGGCGGTGGTGCCGGTGCAGCTGGTGCAGTTCCTTCAGGAGCATATCCTAACATAGCAGCTGGTAATGGTGGTGTTGGAAAAACTTCAACTATAATTTCAGCAACAAATGCATCTAGTCAAAGTATAGGAGAAGTTAGTGGAGGATCTGTATATTTTGCCGGTGGCGGTGGTGGTGCAGCTTATAGTACTTCAGATTGTGGAGATGGCGGTTTAGGAGGTGGTGCTGATGGTGTTACTGGTTCTAATCCTGGTAATGCTGGTGCTGCAAATACAGGAGGTGGCGGTTCTGGAACTCAATATGGTAGTCAAGGAAGTGGTGGACCAGGAGGTTCAGGTGTTATAATACTTAAAATGCCTACAGCAGATTATTCAGGAACAACAACAGGATCACCTAGTGTTGTTACAGAAGGAACAAACACTATATTAGTTTTTAAAGCATCAGGAACATATACAACTTAATAATTATGGCACATTACGCTTTTTTAAATATGCAAAATATAGTTACTGAAGTAATAGTAGGTAAAGATGAAACGGAAGGTCCAACAAATTGGGAGATGCATTATGGCAATATGCGTGAGCAAGTTTGTAAAAGAACATCATATAATACTTCAAAAGGAGTACATTTAAAAGGAGGAACGCCTTTTAGAAAAAATTATGCCGGTATAGGATATACATATGATTATAGTAAAGATGCATTTATACCTCCAAAGCTATTTCCTAGTTGGACATTAAATGAAACAACCTGTTCATGGGAACCTCCTGTAGAAATGCCTAATGATGGTAAAGTATATATGTGGGACGAAAATAATCAACAATGGGTAGAACAATCTCTTAATAATAAATAAACATGGCATTAACAAAAGTAACACATAACGTTTTATCAGATAGATATACAGCAAGTGTAGCAATATCAACATTAACCGGTACAGTATCTTTTGATTGTGCTAGTGGTTCTGTATTTAAACTAAGTGGTGATTTAACTGGAGCATATACCATTAATTTAACTGGATATAAAAAAGGCCAGGTGATAACTATATATCCTTTAAAAGCGCAATCAATTACACTAGCTGCACAAGGAAGTAATTCAAACACTTTTAATAAAATTGGTGGGGTGGATTATGATAACACAGGTCATAATATTTTACAATTAGAATGTACAGATGATTCTTCTACAGATCCAATATTTATGTACAGTATAGCTACATATACTAGTGATAATACTCCATAATTATGTTAAGAAGAAAACTTTTAGCACCAAGATCCTATGCTGCAGCCGAAGTAGAAGTTAGATATATTGTTGTTGCCGGTGGAGGCTGTGCAGGATATGACGGTTCATTTGGTACCAGATTTGGTGGTGGTGGTGCTGGTGGTTTATTAACAAATACAGTTAATATACCTATTGGTGAAACATTAACTGCAACCTCTATAGGGGCAGGCACAGGATATAATACAGGATCTAACGGAAGTAATACTGTATTAACATCAACAACTCTCGGAACATTAACAGCTATTGGTGGAGGAAGAGGCGGTAGTTATAGTGCTGCTGGTGCCGCTGGAGGATCTGGTGGTGGTGGAGCAGGATCAGGTGCAGGTGGTGCTGGAACATCAGGACAAGGTAATGCGGGAGGAAATAGCCAAGGAGGTTATTGGTCTGCAGGTGGTGGTGGTCATTCAGCAGCAGGTAATAGCGTTAATGGTGGTGCAGGTACAAACTTCACATGGGCTAATTCAGCTTCTGGTGTTAATACAGAAATGTTTGCTTATGGAGGTGGATCTAGAGCTGGTGGAGGCGGTTATTATGCTGGTACAAATGGTGACGGTTCTAGCTCAGATACTGGAAGAAATACAGGTAGCTCATCTCCAGCTGGTGATAATAATCCTTATACAGGTTCTGGAGGAAGATGGCAAGGAGGAGGTGGAAACTCTGGATCAGTACAAATAAGAATACCGGCTACACATACAGGATATTCTAAAAATAGATCTTATAATGATGTTGTTAGCGGTAATTATAGATATTTTAGTTTAAATAGTAGCTCAGACACTTTAACATTATAATATGGCACATTTTGCACAAATAGATTCAAATAATATAGTTACAAAGGTTTTAGTATTAGCAAATGAATTGATAACTATAGATGGTTCAGAACAAGAAAGCAAAGGTATAGAAATATTAACTAATTTGCACGGAGGCACATGGATTCAAACATCAAGGTCATTAGCATTTAGAAAAAATTGGGCTGGTATAGGATATACTTATAATAGTGAATTAGATGCATTTATACCGCCTAAACCATATAATAGTTGGATTTTAAATGAAAGTACTTGCCAATGGGAAGCTCCCGTTGAGCATCCTTCGGGTGAAGAAAAATGTGAATGGGATGAAGATACACAACAATGGATTAATTGTGTAATTCCTATTCCTATTGAAATATAATTATATGAAAAAAAAATTCAAAGATACTGTAGTTGGAAAATTTTTATTAAATAAAATTCCAACTGTAGTTGGATCAATAGCTAGCGGTACACCAGCTGGCAGTATTATAGAAGCTATAATAGGTAGTAGTGAAATGTCTGATGGCGATAAAGAAATTGCATTAGAAAAACTAAAACTTGAAAGAGCTGAAATAGATGGGACAACAGAAAGATGGGTAGCAGATGCTAGCTCAGGTGCATGGCTTGCGGCTAATGTTCGTCCTTTAGTATTAATATTTTTAACAGTAAGCTATGTAATTGGGTGGTACTTAGGTTATCCGCTTGATTCAATAACCGGTTTATTAACAATAGTAATCGGAGGCTATTTCGGGTCACGAGGTGTAGAGAAAGTCTTTGGAAATAAAATGCACAAATAAAATGCAAGACTTAAGAATTTATGGTATAAGTTTAGGTGGCTTCACCTTTTCTATAATGCCAGATATAAATCCGCTGCTACAAACAGTAGTATTATTATTAACAATAGTATATACCGTAATAGGTATAAAAAACAAATTAAATAATAAATAAAATGCCTTTAAAATATTTTAATGAATCTGAATTCAACCAGTTTAAAATGATGAACAAAAAACTTCTTAATATGTTAGATAACTTAAGAGAAGTATATGGTTCACCATTAAAAATAACATCAAGTTATAGAAGTCCTGATCATCCAATAGAAGCAAAGAAAAAATCACCAGGTGAACATGCATATGGTAATGCTGTTGATATTGCAAGTGTTGGAGGTGAGGCCACATTTAAATTAGTTAAAGCTGCAATTGAAGTTGGCTTTACAAGAATAGGAGTAAGTAGAAAAAACAATTTCGTCCATGTTGGTATTGGTTATCCCGGCGCACCTGATATAACTCTTTGGACATATTAAATGAAATTAAATGAAATTAATAAGAAAAATATCAATTGGCCAAGATTATAAAAATGAGGCTATGCATTATTCTGTAGGGCAAGAAGTTTATGGTGGCCATAAAATATGTGATATATTTGAAAAACAAAATGGTTATCATATATATATAGAAAAAGATAATAATCAAATACCGTGGAAACACTTTAATACAAATATGGCTGTTTCAGTAGAATATAATTTAGATTATTAATGAATGCAATTTACAATTATATTATATTATGTACAAATAGATATAATAATTCTAAAAAAATAAAAGATAAAGAATTAGTTCTTAATACAGAAATAACGGAAAGAGATTATCATTTTGTAAATAGAATAGGTAAAATTATATCATTACCTTTATTTATAGATACTCCAGCCAAGATTGGTGATGAAGTAATATTACATCACAATGTATTTAGAAGATGGTATGATATAAGAGGTAATGAAAAAAATTCTGCTGCTTTTATAAATGAAAATGAATATATAGTATCTCCAGATGAAGTATTTGCATATAAAAGAAATAATAAATGGCATTGTTTTGATAAATTTTGTTTTGTTAAGCCATTAAAAAGCAATTCTAAATGGAGCGTTTTAAAAGAAAAAAAATTGTTAGGGCAACTTGTGTAT